ATGCCATGCGACTGCCATACCCCCGTACCCACGTTATATGCATGTACAAATACACAGATTAGGAAAATTAAGTGTTAACCACTAAGATAACTGTTAATATATTTTTTAAAAGTATATAAGTAAGGACAGCCGGGCAAACACTTTAACTGATTTGACATTTTAATAAAAGTATGATACAACTAGGTTACATTTAAAGTGTTAACATTTATAATGTTATATACATTTAATATATAATAACATTTATAATGTGTCTTATCTGACAACCCCCTACGTAAATATACATTGAACTTGACAATGAGGAAAAAATCCGTAAAACTATACACAGATAATGTGCTTAAAACATTTTATCGTGCTGTCCGTACTAATAGATTAGATAAATTACATATCCCCCACAGTGATGTTTACTACGTAAGAGCAGCAGTTGAGGCTCGTAGTGGACAAAAGTTTTCGTTGGCACACGTAGAAAAGATAATGAAAGAAGAGGGATGGAAAGATACGTAAATGTACGAATTATTTGTGTTGGCATGCTTGATGCAACAACCGAATATGTGTGTAACACTGCAAGATTTATACAGTCCACATGCCACTCATGACAAATGTTTAGCTAGAGCTTACGAAATAGCACAAGGTATGCCTATTCACATGCCAATGTATTATCCTAAAAGTTTTAAATGCTTGGATACAACCATACAAAATGAGAAATTAAACACAAAATGGCTGTTAAAAAACGAAAAAGAGGTGGATTAAAAGGCTTTACCCAAAAAAGTGGGGATATGCGATCCACAAAATCAGGTGCGGGTATGACTGCAAAGGGTGTTGCCAAGTATAGAAGGCAAAATCCGGGCAGTAAACTAAAAACAGCAGTAACTGAGAAGAAACCAACAGGAAAAAGAGCAGCAAGACGTAAATCTTTCTGTGCTAGAAGTGCGGGACAGATGAAAAAGTTCCCAAAAGCTGCTAAAAACCCTAACAGTAGGTTAAGACAAGCAAGAAGAAGGTGGAGGTGTTAATGAGATTAGCTGAAGCAAAGAAAATATTAGCAGATTCTGAAAAACATAGTAGAAGATTAGTAGAACAAGCACAAGAAGTTGTGGAAAAGTTTACACAAAAGGGAGAAAAACCGATGAAATTAGTTGAAGGCAAGACAAAAATGGCGTATGGTGGTACTGTTATGGGTAAAAGGCACATGTATGTGGCAGGAGGTTCTGTTAAAATGAATCCGGGACTAATGGCACTAAGTAAAGAAAGTCCTGAAGCATTCGCAAAGATTACTAAAGGTAAAAAGGTAACAACATGAGCAAACCAGACTTCAGTAAATTTTCAGATAATGAATTAATGCAAGTTGCTAAAGTTAAAATAGCAAAATCTAAAGATGTAAACAAAGCCAATAAGATGATTTTAAATCAATTTGAAAAAAACTTAAAGTCCATAAATATTCCAAACAAATTTACTAATCCTATAATGAAAAAAGTTAAACAATCAGTTTCAAAAGATAAATCTGTAACTGATAATGTTAAAAAAGCTAAAGGTATCATAGCAAAAGAATTAAAAAATGTTGTTAAAGATTTAAAAGCGAAGCCTACAAAAAGACCTGCATCAATAACTATACAATCAGACACAAACATATCTTTAAAAAGAAGTCCAAAAACAAAGACAGGTAGTGGCATATCAGAAACAAGACGTAGATTTAATGCAGCATTTAGGAAAGCTAGAAATGCAGGTAAAGCAACATTTACTTTTGATGGCAAAAAATTCACAACTAAATTAAGAACAGATAAAAAGAAAACATCTCCTTCTTTACCAAAGATGGTGACATTGAGAAGTGGTAAAAAGGGAACGATAGCTCAAAGATTAAAAGAAATAGATAAAGATAAAAATAGTCAAAAGACATTGTCCTTGGTAAGGGCAAGTATGAGAGGCAAGAAATAAGGGAGACTTAATTATGCCAATGCACGGAAAGAAAAAATCCAAGATGATGAGTCGTGGTGGTGCTACCAAAAAATCTAAAATGATGAATAAAGGTGGTGCTATGAAAAAGAAAACAAAGTACATGTCAAAGGGAGGCATGAAGAAAACTAAATATATGTCAAGGGGTGGTGCGGCAAGACGTAAATAATGTCTTACCTGATAAGTAACGTTCCACACTTTAAGTGTTGGGTAAGAAAAGAGTTTACTTCTAACCACATGAAGTATCATGGTGAATTTCTCCATGCTATTGCTTTCGCAGTTAATACGATACCAGACAGATCATTAAGTTTCCAAGTTGTCTTTACAGGATGTGACGAAGACGAGAATGTTCATGGTGGTGCAATGTGGGCAAGGATGCCAATACAAGCACTTGTAGCTGACATACCAGTCGATGAATGGGCAGAACCAATGGAAGATCATTTGTGTCAACCTTGGGATTGTGAATCTAGACATCATGCAGTTACAGTTATGGATAGAGTTAGTTCCTCTCCGTGGCTATGTAAAATAGACAATGCTTTTTATACTGCTAAATATTTATTCACTGTAGATTATACAGAGAGTGACATAGCAGATGATTCTGCACAACATAAACAATCCCATGTATTGTATTTGTTAGATGCAGGTAAGTGGACAGGTAATATTGTGGCACTTCCAAATAACAGAGTAAGAGCAACAAGTCCTGCTTTATGGGTAACAGGAGAAGGTGCTCCTGATTTCTCACCATCTCAATGGTTACATTCTGCAGAGGCTCATGAGTCATATCTTGACCCCCATACGACATTCAATAATTTATATTCCGATGGTAGCCAAACTAAAAACAATAAAAAGAAAAATAAAAAGTAAACAAAAGTTAGGCTTCTCTGAAAGAGCAAGAGCAGTGAACAAAGGATTACTACCAAGTGTCTCCAAAAAAAAGAAACTACAAAAAAGAATATAAGAATTACCATAGTAAAACTGAGCAGGTTAAAAATAGACAAAGTAGAAACAAAGCTCGTAGAATACTAAAGAGTAAAGGTGTGAATGTAAAAGGCAAAGATGTTGCACATAAGAATGGGAATCCAAAAGACAACAGGACATCCAATCTTACCACAAAGTCAGCATCAAAGAATAGGTCTTTTGGCAGAACCCGTCAGTCTAAAAAGAAAAATCCAATGGCATAAATTATGGCAAAACCAAAGAAAAAATCTAAGAGTACAGTAAACAAAGCAGGTAATTATACTAAACCTGCAATGAGAAAAAGAATATTTAATAGAATAAAGGCAGGAACAAAAGGTGGAGGAGCAGGTCAATGGTCTGCTAGAAAAGCTCAGATGTTAGCTTCTGCGTATAAAAAAGCAGGGGGAGGATATACAAGCTAATGCCACATTATACTAGATCATTAAAAAAAGTAATCAAAGGACTAAAGAAGGCATCTAAAACTCATGCAAGTCAAGCTAAAACTTTGACTAAGATAAACAAAGACCAAAAGAAGGGTTATAAGAAAGTTGTCAAAAAGAAAAAAAAGTGACCCCAAAGTGGGTACAGGAAAGAAACCGAAAGGTTCAGGGAGACGCTTATACACGGATGAAAACCCTAAAGACACAGTTAGCATCAAGTTTGCCACGCCAACAGACGCAAGAAACACAGTTAGAAAAGTTAAAAAGGTTAATAAGCCATATGCGAGAAAGATACAGATACTTACAGTCGGTGAGCAAAGGGCAAAAGTAATGGGCAAGACTGAAGTTGTTGCCATATTTAAAAAAGCAAAAGAAAGTTTAAAAAGAGCAAATGAGCGAAAAAAGAAAAAGGTGTAAGACTTGCGAATGTTACGACTGCGATTGCGAAGAATGCTCATGCGATTGTCATCATAATGATCGAGTTCTTACTGATATTCATGATAGACAAACAAATAGTCAATCAGACACAGAGATTTAAAAACATTGATAGATGTTTGTATTTTGCAGAAAGACTGCACAACCAACCCCAAATACCAACAGAGGATGGAAACAAACGTATAACTGCATATTGTAAACCTGTAAGGAAATAAAATGTTAGCAGAACTAGCGGCGGCAAATGCTGCCTTCGGTGTAATAAAAAGTTTTATAAGCAACGGAAAAGAACTTGCTAGTTGTGGAAAACAAATATCAGATTTTGTATTTGCAAAAGAACAGATAGAAAAAAAAGCTAAAAAGCAGAGAGCAAAAGGTGTACGCACAAATGAATTAGAAGAGTTCATGGCTTTAGAGAAAATAAAGCAACAAGAAGAAGAACTTAAACAGATTATGATTTATGCGGGTAGACCGGGATTATGGCAAGATTGGCAAAGGTTTCAGGCAGAGGCTAGAAAGTCAAGACGATACGCAGAGAAGATGGCTCAAAAAAGAAAAGAAGAACTTCTTGAGATCATGGGTTACAGTATAGGTTTTATTGTTTTATTGGGATTAGGTGGTATAGTATTATACTTTGTAGGTAAATGGACAGGTAAATTATGATGCAGTGGATATTAAATGTATTTAAAAAAAGTCAAGGGGACTTATCACAACATAGACTTCATACAACTAAATATGAAGACTTATGTATGTAAGGATATAACATGGCACTTAAAAAATCACAGAGGTCGTTAGTTGCGTGGGGTAAACAAAAATGGAGAACCAAATCAGGTAAACCTAGTACACAAGGGAGTAAAGCAACTGGCGAACGTTATTTACCTTCGGCAGCGATTAAGGCTCTTTCTGCCAGTGAATATGCCGCCTCTACTGCTGCTAAACGAAAAGCGAAACGATCAGGTAAACAAGTATCTAAACAACCCAAAAAGATTGCAAAGAAAACATCAAGATTTCGTAAATTCAGTTAAGGTAAAAGAAAAACTAAGAGCAGAGAGATTAAAGGAAAAAATAGAAAATGATACAAGCACTAATAGGACCAATCGCAAATCTCGCAGGAACATGGTTTCAAAACAAAGTAGAAAAAACAAAAGCAGATGGACTCGCTAAAGTAGCAGAAGCAAAAGCAAGAGCGACAGTTGCAAAAAAAGTTGCAGCAGGCGAAGTAGAATGGGAAGGTAAAATGGCTGACGCTACAAACGATTCGTGGAAAGACGAATTTGCTTTAGTTGTACTACTAGCACCTGCAGTATTAGTCTTTATTCCGGGAATGAGAGAATACGTTAAAGAAGGATTTGAAGTGCTTGCAACATTGCCTGATTGGTATCAATATTTATTATATATTGCAATTTCTGCGTCATTTGGTATAAAGGGCGTAGGACAGGCAGCAAAAATGTTAAAGAAAAAATAATGAATAAAATTATAGAGACACAGTTTGGAACATTATTTAATCCTGACAGAGTAGCTAGAGGGAGTGCCTCTCCAGTAATCAAGCAAGGAGCATTTTATGTGTTCTCAATTAAAATTGATTCAGAGGATGTGAGAGAGTATTCTTTTACAGACAGAACTAGAGCAGAAAAGATGAGAGAAATACTCATTAGCCATTTAGCAGAAAGGTTAGCGAAAAGAGCATGACTTTTAAAACATTGACATTTTTAAAGCTATCAGGTATAACAAGTAAAATATCTGTATATTTTTGGCATAAACATGTACAAGAAATTCGCAAACAACAATACAAACAAGGACTCAGACCATGAATATAGATGTTTTGAGAAAAGAAATAGAGGCTGACGAAGGCTGCAAATATGAAACGTACCATTGTAGTGAAGGGCATTTGACTGGGGGAATCGGACATTTGATTACTGAGTGGGATGAAGAAGTATATGCAGGACCTATTGGTACATCTATATCTGAAGAGCAAGTACAAGAGTGGTTTAAAAAAGATGTGCAGACTGCTATAAATGACTGTAAAGATATATTTAATGACTTTGATTCTTTACCTGAAGATGTGCAACACGTTTTAATAAATATGGCATTTCAACTAGGAGGTCCTCGTTTACGTAAATTTAAGCTCATGATTGCTGCAGTAGAAGTGGAAGACTATCGTGAAATGGCTTTGCAAATGGAAGACAGTAGATGGTTTAGACAAACTCAAAACAGAGCACAACGTTTGATTGATAGAATTGTAAAACATGGAGTTCCTGTGTGAAGAAAAGAGAATTGACAGAAAGACAACAAAAGTTTTTAGATGTTTTATTTGAGCAGGCAAATGGTGATCCTACTCAAGCAAAAATACTTGCAGGTTACTCTGAGCATTCATCTACATCTGCTATTGTGTCTACAATGAAAGATGAGATTATGGATGCAACTCAATTATACATGAGTCGTAATGCACCTAAAGCAGCAGTAGCTATGGTAAGTGGTATTGATGACCCTACACAATTAGGTATTAGAGACAGACTTGGTGCAGCAAAAGAATTGCTTGATAGAGTAGGATTAATTAAAACTGAGAAGGTACAAGTCGAAGCATCAGGTGGTGTAATGTTATTACCACCAAAGAAGAAGTAATGAATAGAAGTTTAGGAAAGTGGAAGCTACCACAACCAACAGATTTAAAAGATGAAGATGAAAAAGAGTGGATACAGATACCAAGAATAGCCAGAACAATACCTTTTGGTTATGTTATAAATAAAGAAGATTCTGAACTACTTGATCCTGTGCCTTACGAGTTAGAGGCATTAGAACTAGCTAGAAAACACGTGAAACAGTTTTCATATCGTGAAGTAGCTAATTGGCTAACAACTAAAACAGGAAGAGATATATCTCACGTAGGATTAAGAAAAAGATTAATGCATGAGCAACAACGTAAGAACAAGGCTAGAACTCTTAGAAAATGGTCTGAATACGCCCAAAAGGCAATACAAAAAGCGAAAACCATCGAAGAAAGCAGAGTCGGAGCAAAAGCCTAAGATAATAGAAGAGGTAGAGAGCATACCTGTTGAAGAACAGAATGTTGTTTTCAAACCTAACGAAGGACCTCAAACAGAGTTTCTTGCGTCACCTGAAAGAGAAGTCTTATATGGTGGTAGTGCAGGTGGTGGTAAATCATATGCTATGTTAGCAGACCCACTACGATACATGAATCATCCACAGTTTAGTGGGTTATTATTAAGACATACCACAGAAGAGTTAAGAGAACTTGTGTGGAAGTCAAGAGAGTTATATCCTCTCATATACAAAGGCATCAAGTGGTCAGAGCGAAAGATGCAATGGGTAGCACCATCAGGTGCAAGACTATGGATGTCCTACCTAGATCGTGATGATGATGTTTTAAGATATCAAGGTTTAGCATTTAGTTGGATAGGCTTTGATGAATTAACACAATGGTCAACACCATTTGCTTGGAACTACATGAGATCAAGATTACGTTCTACTGCTTCTGATCTACCTGTGTACATGAGAGCAACAACAAACCCCGGAGGTCCGGGACATCAATGGGTTAAAAAAATGTTTATTGACCCAGCACCATACGGAAGAGCATTTGATGCCACAAATATTGAAACAGGGAAGGTTCTTAAATATCCTGACGGACATCAAAAAGCAGGTGAGTCATTATTTAAAAGAAGATTCATACCTGCTCGATTATCTGATAATCCGTACTTGTCAAGTCAAGGAGATTACGAAGCAATGCTTCTTTCCTTACCTGAACACCAACGTAAACAATTGCTTGAAGGCGATTGGGATATTAAAGAAGGTGCTGCTTTTACTGAGTTTAACAGGGATATTCATGTTGTTGAACCTTTTGACATTCCAAGAAATTGGGTTAAGTTTCGTGCATGTGATTATGGTTATGGGTCTTATAGTGCTGTGTTGTGGTTTGCTGTTAGCCCAGATGAGCAACTTATATTATATAGAGAGTTATATGTTTCTAAAGTCCTTGCCACAGATTTGGCAGAAATGGTACTAGAGCTAGAACACGAAGATGGTAACATAAAATATGGTGTCTTAGATAGTTCTCTTTGGCATAAACGTGGAGATACAGGACCTTCACTTGCAGAACAAATGGTTCAAAGAGGATGTCGTTGGAGACCATCAGACAGAAGTAAAGGTAGTCGTGTGGCAGGTAAAAACGAAATACATAGAAGATTACAAGTAGATGAGTTTACAGAAAAACCACGAATGGTATTTTTTAATACATGCACAAACACAATATCGCAGATACCTGCGATACCTTTAGATAAAAAGAATCCTGAAGATGTGGATACAAGAGCAGAAGACCATATCTATGACGCACTAAGATATGGAGTAATGACTAGACCTAGATTTAGTATATTTGATTATGATCCTATGGGTAGACCTTCACAGGGTATGCCTGTAGCAGATGCAACGTTTGGATATTAATATGGCTGAAGAAGACATTCCTGTGGAAATAGAGTCAGTATCTTTAGAAGATACAGATGATGCCACAATAGCCGATGCAGGCACAAATAATATGATACCATTTATAATGGACAAATTTTATCGTGCTGATGATTATCGGGAACAAGATGAACAAAGATGGTTAAGGGCTTATAGAAACTATAGAGGCTTATATGGTTCAGATGTACAATTTACTGAAGCAGAAAAATCTAGAGTATTTATAAAAGTTACAAAAACCAAAACGTTAGCAGCATACGGACAAATTGTTGATGTGTTGTTTGCTAACAATAAGTTTCCGTTGAGTGTTGATCCAACGGAGTTACCTGAAGGAGTTGCAAAAGATGTTTCGTTTGACCCCAAAGAACCTGAAGAAATTTTTAATAAAACAATGGAATCGCCTTATGGATTTAGTGGTGATGGTAACGATTTACCTAAAGGAGCTACTGAGAAGAGTTTGCAAGAAAGGCTTGGACCTTTGCAAGAAAAGTTGTCAGAAGTTGAAAATCTTAAAGAAGAAGCTGGTAAAACGCCTTCTTCCATAACCTTTAGTCCTTCAATGATTGCAGCAAAAGCTATGGAAAAAAAGATCATGGATCAATTAGAGGAGTCAGGTGCTAATAAGTCTTTGAGAAGCACTGCATTTGAAATGTCTTTATTTGGCACAGGTGTCATGAAAGGTCCTTTTGCAGTAGATAAAGAATATCCTAGTTGGGGTGAAGATGGAGAATATGATCCTACGTTTAAAACAGTACCCCAAGTATCTCATGTATCAGTATGGAATTTTTATCCTGATCCCGATGCTACAAATATGGACGATGCACAATTTGTTATTGAAAGACATAAAATGTCTAGATCACAACTACGTTCTTTAAAAAAGAGACCACATTTTAGAGCACAAGTTATAGAAGAAGCCATAGACGCAGGAGAGAACTATAACAAAAAATCGTGGGAAGATGATTTATCCGATTACGCAACTGAAAATTATATAGAAAGATATGAAGTTTTAGAGTATTGGGGTAACTGTGATGTTGCTATGCTTTTAGAGCAAGACATAGATATACCTAAAGAGTTGCAAAAGTTAGATGAAATTCAAGTAAACGTATGGATATGTAATGGCAAGTTAATCAGAATGGTGATTAATCCATTTAAACCTGCAAGAATACCTTATGTGGCAGCACCATACGAACTAAATCCATATTCATTCTTTGGTGTGGGTGTAGCAGAAAACATGGATGATACACAAACGTTGATGAATGGTTTTATGAGAATGGCAGTAGATAACGCAGTATTGTCAGGAAACTTACTCATAGAAGTAGATGAAACTAATTTAGTTCCGGGACAAGATTTATCTGTATATCCGGGCAAGGTATTTAGAAGACAGGGTGGAGCACCCGGACAGGCTATTTTTGGAACTAAGTTTCCTAATGTAGCAGGAGAAAATTTACAGTTGTTTGACAAAGCAAGACAGTTAGCAGATGAGAGTACAGGTATGCCATCCTTTGCTCATGGTCAAACAGGTATAACAGGAGTAGGTAGAACTGCTTCAGGAATATCCATGCTCATGAACGCAGCAGCAGGAAGTATTAAAACAGTAATTAAAAATGTAGATGATTATTTACTTAAACCTTTAGGTGAAGGATTGTTTAAATTTAATATGCAGTTTGACTATGATCCACAGATAAAAGGTGACTTAGAAGTAAAAGCTCGTGGTACAGAAAGTCTCATGGCTAACGAAGTTAGATCACAAAGGTTGATGCAATTCTTACAAGTATCATCTAATCCTGCATTAGCACCTTTTGCTAAGTTTCAATATATAATACGTGAAATAGCAAAGGCTATGGATTTAGACCCTGATAAAGTTACAAACAATATGGATGAAGCTGCACTACAAGCAGAACTCATGAAAGATTTTAGAGCACCCCAACAAGAGCAAGCTCAACCACAAGCACCTGCAGGAGCAGACCCAAGCGATCCTACGGGATCAGGTGGAGGAACAATAGGTACAGGAATAGCACCTACACCTCAAGAGCAAGGATTTACAGGAAGGTCACAAGTTGGAGAACAACAACCACAAACAGATACTCAGCCGACTCAAGACATTGGTCAACAACCCCAAGTTAATCAACAACTTCAATGATTACTTAGATTATAAAATAGAAGAACAACATAAAATAATGGAACAGTCAGATGATTCCATATCTATACATAGATCACAAGGTTATGTGATGGCGTTAAAAAGATTAAAACTATTAAGAGATGAGGTCAATGCAGAATAGTTTAAATGATCAAATGGATACTTTGTTTAAGCCTAGCAATGTTCAAACGTTAGAAGAAACTGTAGACGATTTTAAAGAAATTGGAACAGGAGTATTAACAGGAACTATAGCGATTCCCTCTGATGTAGTAACAGGTGCAGAAACTGTTAACACTTTTTTAGCTGAGAACTCGTATAGCCCTATGGCAATGTTAATAAAAGAAAACTTACAAGAGTTTGAAAAAGAATATGGAAGAGAAGCGTTTGATCAAGGATTTGAAGAAATAACAGGAATAAAGTCTGATCCTACAAATATTAATCAACTTATGGGAGAAATTTTATCTCCAACGGGTGTGTTTTTAGCTCCTATAAAATTAGCTGATAAACTGTCTGATGGTGCTTCTGTATTATATAATAAAATTAAAAATACTTTATCGGCAAATAATTTTGGTAAAAGTGATTTAGTTACCGAAGGAGCTTATATTGATCCTGTAATGACTATCCCTAAAAAAGATATAGATGTTAACAGACCTAAGATAGATTTAAATGTTATAGGTGAAAATAATCCTTTAGGTAAAGAGCAAGCACAAAAGTATAGAATAGCAGAATATGGAGAGTTAAAAACTGGCACTGCAAAGAGAGGACAAAAGCCTGTTAAGTCAAGTGTATTTACATTTAACATAAAAGAAGAAGACTCTATAAAAAATTATGAAATGTTAACCTTACCACAAAAACAAACACTGTATAAAGCAACAGGTGTTTATAGAGGTGCTGATGGTAAATTAAGATATGCTATCCCTATGAAGGATGCAACATTAAATACTGATGCATTTAAAGTAGGAAATGATGGAAATTTAATTATACCCGAAGGAGCAACATTAAAAGATATATTAAATTTTCAAGATTTATTTAAACAATACGATAAAAGAATGACTATAGACGTAGATGGCGTAAGTAAAATTTATAAACCCATAGGGGATATAAAAATTGTTAGAGTTCCTAAGAATGAAATGCATGAAGTTCAAGCCACTTATAATCCTAATACTGATGAAATTGGACTATCTCCTAATACATCAAAAGGAATGTTGTCTGACATAATACACGAATTACAACATGCGATACAAAGAAGAGAAGGATTTGATAGTGGTAGTAGTGTATCAAGAGAAACATTAAAACTTGATCCTGATTATGATCTTAAAGTAGATAACTTAAAAAAAAGTTTAGGTGGAATACAAAGTGAATTTTTTGAAAAGGTTAACAATAGAAATAAAAATGTAATAGATGTATTAAAATTTAACTTAACACAAAATGAATTACTTAAAAGTAGTGAACCTCAATTTGTTAATGAACTTATGAAAACATTTGGTTCTAAAGGAATGGATGAAATGTTTCAAGAAAAGTTTGAAAATATGATAACAAAGTTAGCTCAGAAAGAACAAATAAATTATAATAAATTTGATGGTGATATTAATTTTAATGTTAGTTCTGATGAAACATATCATACAACTTTATCAAACAATCCTCTTCAAATAGCTATGAGTAATAAAATAAATTTTGATAAAGCTGAAGCTAATACAATACGATTATTATCAGGTATGCCTGAATTTAAACCTTACATGAAAAAAAGGATAGAGCTATTAAATGAAACTGATAAATTAAATGAAACATATAAACAAGCAGAAAAAAATTATAGAAGTAGCAGAGGAGAGGTTGAAGCATTTTTTGCTCAAAAGAGACTTGAAGACTCTAACGAAGTTCCAAGTTTAGGTCAATTTTATAAAGGTGAAAAACAGATACCTAAAAAACTTGAATTAGACGTAGAGCAATCAGTAAATCCTTCTAGCATAAAAAACCTTTCTCCCATAACTCAAGAAATAATATTTTTAGATAATCCAAATACAGTTAAAAGTTTATTTTTAAAAGATACTGAAAGGGCAAAAGAATTAGGTGGGGAAATTGTAAATCAAGATTATAGAGCACCAAAATTTAAAACAATTACTAATGAATTAGCAGACCCTATATCTCTTGATAAATTAAATAAGGCAAAAAAAGAAATATATGATATGACACAATTTAGATACAAAGATTTGCCTGAAGAAATAACAGTTTACAGGGTGGGTAAGTTAAATCAAGAAGATGGTGTTTCATCTTTTAGTTTAGACCCTGACTATAATGTAGAGTTAAACTTGCCATGGCAAAAAGGCAGAGATGATCCTTTAGTGGCATATAAAGTAAAAAAATCAGACATATTAGCCTCTCCTGATTTTGCAGAAGGCATAGGTAAAGGAAGAAAGTTTGAAGAAGAAGAAGTAATCATAGATAATGATAAAGTTAAAATAGAGGAATAAGTATGACTAAAATAAGAGACATGTCAAAGCTAGAAGCGGCAGCTTTAAAGATGGGAATAACAGGAGAAGAGTTAAGAGCTTTCCTTCCTTTAATGCTTGAAGTTCAAGACGAGATAAACAAAGAAAAGATAAGAAACTTGAAAAAGGTTACAGAAAAAGCTAAAGGTGGAAATATAGAAAAACAAATGGAGATGTTTCAAGATGGTGGTCTTAAAGATGAAGGTAACACAGTAGACCCTGTATCAGGAAACGATGTGCCTCCGGGAGCTACACAAGAAGAAGTAAGAGATGATATACCTGCACAGTTAAGTGAAGGAGAGTTTGTATTCCCTGCAGATGTTGTAAGATATATTGGTTTAGAAAAATTAATGAGGATGAGACAAGAAGCAAAGATGGGTCTCAAGATGATGGAAGAGATGGGTCAGATGGGTAATGCAGATGAAGCAACAATACCTGATGATATACCATTTAGTGTAATAGACATAAACATAGCAGAAGACGATGAAGATGAAGAGGTTGAGAAAAGAGCAGAAGGTGGAGTTATAGAGGCAGCAAATGGTTTTGCAGGTACAACAACTACAACAAATCCTTTGCAACAAAGACAACCTAATGTTGCAGGAGCACAAACAGGGATTAAAACACCTTACGTAGCACCTACAATACCGACTGCAACTGCAGCACCGATAGGTGGTTTTAAATATAAATCTCCTATAGATACAACTAAGAAAGCTACATACACAGGATTATTTGGTGGAGAAGAGTTGACACAAGGACCTGATGAGTATAGAACATATGTAAATGATGCAGGTGCAGAGATACAAATACCATTTAAAAACGGAAAGATATTAACAGGTTTTAGTGTTCCTGAGGGATTTAAAGCAAAAACAGATAGTCCCCTAGCACCTAAGATACAAACTGCTAGAACTAAAACAACAAAAGTACAAGATGAGGGTGGTTCAGATAGTGATGATGAGTTATCTACATTAGGTGGAGCAAGAACAACAATAAATGATGTAGAATATGCAGTGCAATATAATTTTAATGGAACAGTTAGTTTAGCTAATGTAAATGACTTTAAAACGACAGGCAAGGTTAACTTTAATCAGTTGACTGATAAGGCTTCTGATTTAATTAAACAACAAACTTTAGGGCAAATAGCACAATTAGCGTATAGTCCTAGATCACGTTTGGCAGTTGAACTAGCTAGAAAAGCAGGTGTGACAATACCGGGGTCTAATAAAATTCAAGGATTAATAGATAGAAGTGTAACAGCAACTAGAGATTTAGATAAACTAGGACTAGATGAAATATTTGATATGGGTCAAAGGCAGTTAGATAAAGAATTTAAAGATAGATCACGAGAGGATAGAAAAGATGGTCCACAAGTAGAAGGATTAAAAGAAAAAGACCTAAGAAAAATACAAGCAGGATTACAATTTGGTGCAGGTAAGAATATAAATAAAGGTCTGTCAAAAGATTTTATTGAAAATTTAGATATTGCTGAAGCTGCAAGAAAAGGTAGGGATGCTTTAGGTGGAGGAGAAGGTATAGGAACATCTACAGGGGAAGGAAGCACTTCCTTTGGAGAACCTTCTGGTCAAACTTCATTTAGCACTTCTTCAGAAGCTGAAGAAGCAGGATATGGAGGTACAGGTTTTGGTAGTGGTTTATCTACTGCAGTGGGTGGCTTTATTCCAAAGAAAAAGAAACCTAAGAAGATGAAGCGAGGTGGATTAGCTT